TCGTTCAAAGAGAGAAGCTATTAATGCAAAGGTAAAAGGAATAGTCAATAAATCAAAATAGTTAGTAAAGTTAATTATTTGATAAATTAAGAAACTCCAATAAGTTAAGCAAAGCGGACAAGTAAATGGTTTTCTATGTAGCCAAATAGGTTTAGGGATAAACTTTGCTATTATGTATGTAGTTGCGAGTAGTTGAAACATTAATTAATTCCTTGCGCTTTAAATACTATTGATTCGTTTAATGGTTTGTCTTCAGGTGCGCCATACATTAATATATTTTGCCCTGTATGATATTTCATTTTAAGTTGATTTGCTATTATGCTTCCGCAAGTCATATCATGCCTATGGCCTTTGCATCTTTCATCTTCGCTTTCTGTTTTATCATTATTATTCCATTTGCCAATAAATATTCCGTCTTTTGATGCCTGGTGCCATTTATCAAAAAATTCAATAGCTATTTCGTTTTTAAAGTTTAAACCTAATAATCCTGCATTTCCATACATTAACATGTTTAATGCTTCGTCTCTATTTATGTTAAAATAGTTTAAGCATTTATCATTTGCCCACGTTCCAACATAGTGGCCTGCTTCTTGCATTAAATACCCATCTTTATCTATTAATTCAAATATATGGTCTATATTCTTTATTAAGTAAACAGATGAATCTAACCAAAGTATTTTTTTATATCCTAAATTTTTAACTCTTTTAAATATAAAAGTTTTAAAAGCGTAAGGATTTTGTGAATGAGACGGACAAGGGACTTGCGTTTCATCTGTAAAAATAAACAGTTCGCCTTTGAAATTATGTTCTGTTACACTTTGTCTTAATCTTTGCGCTCCATTAGAATAACTGCTATTTGCAAAGCATATTATTGCGCATTCAGTAAAGTTTATCATAGTTAATATATCTATAATGGTAAACTGGTTCTTTTATTTCTACTTCGGTTTTTATTAAATTAAACTTTTTTAATTCCATACAAAAAGCATAATCTTCAAAATTACTTTTATCTTCAAACTTTATACTCTTTGCTATTTCTTTTTTTATTGGTGTTATATGATTTGTTGAACGAAGATATACTTCTTGACCGCTTGAGTAATCAGTTATGTAAGGGTTGTCTTTTGAAATATACCACGCTCTTTTGTCTCGTCCATTAGTAGTCATTATTCCGTTAATTGCAAGTGCATCAGGTTTCTGTTCTAATGCTGTTAAAACATTTTGTATTGCATTCGGCATAATCATATCATCATCGTCAATAAACCAAACGTATTCGCCTTGTGCTGAGTTAATTAAGTCGTTTCTTTTTTGACCTGTTGTTTTTGTTCCAACTGGCGCATGATCACTTATTACTTCTACTAAACCAAAAGCATTTGCCATTTCTAATTGATTATTTATTTCAGAATGTAACTCTAAAAATAAATTAGCACGTTGTGGAACTGTTGGAATAAGTATTGAAAGTATCATGCAGTATAAAATTCTAACTTTTTAAAATTAGTTAAAGTCATAAATTTATCTTGAGTTTTGCGAAGTACACAATAAATATTCCATCCGTTTTCTGTGTTATTCATTGCCGGGTGTTCACCTATTTCAAGTATCTCATAACCATTTGAATAAGCTAATTGCCTATAAAAGTTTTCAGTAACATAATTAAAACCATGTTCAGGCCAGTTAGAAGTTTTTGGATTTTCACTTATTATAAGTCCACCAATTTCACAAGCATTATGTTTGTTTAACCAACAATTATAAAATGCTTTAGGGTCATGTTTTCCATTTATTCCAACGTGTTCTGATGTTCCAAAGTCAGTTACTACATTATATTTATCTAAACTAAGTTTAGTTGATAAATCTAAATTTAAAGCATTATTCTCTTCATTTAAGTCTATGCAAGTATATTTGCATTGTTTTCTTTTATAATATAAATCTGCATAAGGTGAACCTTCAAACTCAGACGCATATAAATTTTGCGCTCCAAGTTCTAAAACTTTATCATTTGCCTTTACATACTTATTTAAAATAAGTAAACTAAAATCTGTTATTCCCATTATATTCCTACTATTAAATTTTCGTTATTTACTAAAAGTGTTTTCATGTTGTATTTTTTTAACTCCCTAATTATATCATTATATTGATGTCCGTTGTGTTCAATACATAAACAACTGCAACCTAACTCAATTAAATCCATTTGTTTGAGTATTGATAAATCATAACCCTCAGCATCTATATTTATAAAGTCATAAATTTGCCAATAGTTAAAATCAATCCATTTTAATGACTTAACTTTTGTTTCTTTGTATTCGGTTTTACTTTCCCATTTTTGTTTATCAGTTATTGAAAGAGTAGAAAGTAAATCACTATCCCCATTACCTAAATGTTCGCCTGAATTATAAAAAGTCATTTCACCTTTAAAATCTGAAATTGCTATATTATGTAATTTAACTTTTTTATTGTCTTTATATAATTCTACAAGTTTATTGTAAGGTATTTCAGCCGGTTCAATTAATTCAGCACTCCAACCTAACTCTATTAATTTTCTGCTATTAGATAAAGTTATTCCATCATTTGCGCCAATATCTAACAAATTACCTATTTTATTACCAAAATAGCTTAATATTACTTGCTCCTCGTTATTCTGACTATACATTGTAATATTTAAAAGGATTGATTAATAAATGCTTAGGTAAACCATAATTATTCGCTCTTCGCTCTTTAAATACTCGATAATCATTATCCCATAGTTCCTGGCTTTCAGTTTTTCGGTATTGCTCATCGTACTCACTTAATCCCCAAGCAGGATGCATATGCCTGAATAAAATTTTATAATCTCCCATGTACTCATACTTACCTAACATCCATGCTACCTCAGTCGCTTCACAATCACACCACAAAGACTTGTAGTCAGGATGGTAAATATAATTAAAACGCTTATAATAGTCAACCCCCATTATACTCATTGTCATAATATTGGAATGTTGGTTCCCATCGGAATAGTGTAATACTTGGTCGTAGTTTTTTTTAAAATCTTGTTTAATTATTCTATCAAATCCCTTTTCAATAAATACCATGTCATCGGAAGTATTGATTAAAATTTTCCAGTCTTCAATCAAATCCATGTCTCTATTAATAGCATCTATCTTATTTTTTGAGTATCCCTCAACCATAAATACATTCGGGTGTTCGTGGTCGAATCCTTGCATAGTAATATCATCTTTGTCAATAGATACCAAAATTTTATAGTTTTGAGATGCACAATTCATTATGATGTTATCAATTGCTTTTCGTGCTTTCTCAGGTCTTGAACGTGTTGCTAACTTAAAAAGTATCATTGCTCAAAATTACAAAAATAGTTTTCACTTTTTAATTCATTGACAAATATTTTACTATTATTTTTTATTTCTTTTATTTTTTCTTCGTCTGTTAAACTTGACATGTGTTTCTCGTTGTAGTCCATAGCATACAGATATTCTTTTGTATTTTTAAGGTGTTGGTAAGGTGAGCGTGTAAAATCAGCTTTGTATATTCTATGCGAGTAACCAGCATGTTCAAATCCATAGCGACCATAAGCTGAATTAAGATAACCGACTTTATTTAATACCTTTTTTGTTATAAACATAAATACACCGCCACAATCACAATAATGCTCTACATTACCTGTTTGAGCCAGTACCTTATGTTTAGTATCTAAAAATAGTAAATGATTTTCTTTTGAGTTAATAAAAAAATCAGTCCAGTTATCTTTAATCGGATAGCAGTCGTCGTCAAATAGGAAAATATAATCACAATCCCTTAAAGTATAAAGATTTTGATTTTTTGAGTATGCAACACCTTTGTAGTTTACATCTTCGTGAATGTGTAAATGATAGTTTGTAGGTTTAAACTTTTCAAAGTATTGTAGCCACCTTTCAACGTATTCTTTTCTATTTGGCGTTGTTGTTACTCCAATACCGATTTTAATATTTGCTTTCTTATTTGAGTCCATTTTTCTATGTTATAATTTTTGTTAATGTAAATTCTTAAACTTTCTGCATATTCTTTTTTCATTGCTTCATTGCGAGTTAATTCTCGAATAACCTTAAACCAACCATTAACATCGTGGTTACTTAAAAAGATTGCAGTTTCTTTTGGAAAAGTGTTATAAGGTAGTACATCGGAAACTATTGCAGGGTTTCCATGCATACCAGCTTCAAGTAGTTTAATTTCGCTTTTGCATTCGCTGAATAAGTTATGTTGTAAAGGAATTAAAGAAACATCGGTATAATTGTATGCTTTGCCATACTCATGTACGTGTAAGCTGTTTAATCTTAAATATTTATTACTATCGAAATTATTAGCAGAAAGTACTCTCTCATAATACTTATAGTCTTCATTGTCATTATACCCCCCTAAAACAAATTGAGCGTTTAAATTGTTTCTATATGCTTTTAAAATAGGCATCTGTAATATTGATACATCAACTTTATGAAATATTCCTGCTATATAGCCAAAACGTGTATGTTCACTTTTTGTTTTGTTAGGTTGCCATTGTTCGTCCATTGCATCTAAGCAGTTTGGAATTACCTCAACTTTATTCGTGTACTTTTTAATCTTATTTGCTAAATGCTTAGTTGTTGTAATTACTAAGTCTACATACTTTAATATTTCGATTGTCTGATCTGGAATGTTATATTGTCTGTAAATTTTGTATAACTGATGGGTTTGAGGTAACAACCAAATATCATCAATATCAAAAATTACTTTAATGCCAAGTGAATGGTATCTTTTTATTTTTTCAAGTGATTTTCCGCTTGTATCTATTTCACGTTGATAAACTACTGCATGATATTCTTTTAACTGGTTATCTGATAAAATATCTAAGTCAGGAAAAACATCACACTTAAACTCTATTGAATCACTTATTTTTGAGAATGGTACAAATAACCGATGAAATGAAAGTCCATTTAACTTTTGAAGATTACATTTGATTGCGAGTTTTATCATGTTCTAATTTTAGTTTGTCTTTAATTTGCTTAATATCATAAAATATTGTCTGATAGGGTATTTTTGTTTTTCGTGCTACCTTTTGAAGTGATCCAAGTTCTAAGTATATTTTGAAAAGATTAATTTCGTAATATTCAAATTCTGTTTTCGGGTTTTTGTCTATAAAATTGTAGGCTACAGTAAAATCAATTTCTTCAATGCTTTCATCTTCAATTTCATAATCTAACCACTCCCAAAACTCAATATTCTTATTTATATATTTTTTTTTAAACTTATTAGAGTGCCAGGTTCTCCAAACTACCGCTGCAAAAAAGTGTTCTAAGTTTCTTATTTCAGCAAAGTTAATTTTCTTTTCGATTATTATTAAAATAGCTTCTTGATGCAAGTCGTCAGCTAAATGTGAGTTGTGGCAAACATTATTCGTTATTTTTTTATATTTTTTGTCTTTTATTAGTTGCTCAATCACCCCACAAAAGTAAAGCAAATAATAACATAATAGCAAACAAAATAAATTGATAATCTGTTTTTTTCATATAAGGCGAAGTTTTATAGCGCATATAAGTAAGTTATGTGCCATAATTGACCCACAACCTATTTTCAACTGGAGAGTAGTATTTTGTTATTTGCTTTTCGGCTTGACAACATTCATCGTATGTTTTATATTCAGCTAAATAAACATCTTCAAAATCCTTTCTATATTTGTGCCAAGCTAATCTACATGATAGATTAAAAGACCTTCCTACATAAATAACATCATCATCTTTTAAAAGCAAATAAACAAAATACCTACCTTTTACCTTATTCAACTTTTGAGTTATTTCAGACCGAGATATTACGGCACATAACAAGGTATTGCCAAAAGGTGGGTTTACATCTATATTTTCAACTTTCTGCATTTAATTATCTTTAGTGATTTAATAAACATTTGTGCTTTTTAATCCGCCATTCGGCAATACTCGAACCGTTATGATTCAATTTGCTTTATAACCAATTTTTCTAATTGATTTAATTCTTCGCTTGTTAGGTTATCAATAATGTTAATTCCATTACTTAATACTTCATATATTTCAAATTCAGCTGGCATGTAAGGATAACCGATATCTCCGTTACTATATGAGCAGTACTTTTGCTCTTTATAGTATTCGCCTGTTATTTCGTAATTATTTACTTGGTGTTTCATTTAATTTAGCTTTTAAGATTTTAATATAAAGTTCGTAGTTAAATTGTTGTCTGACTGAGTTCTCAGTTTTCTCGCTCCAGAATTGGAGACAAGTCATTAAGTTAAATTTCATTTGGATTGTGAAAGGTTAAAATGTTTAAAATATCTTCTGTTATTGCGTTTGCCATTTTCTGTAAGTTGTTAGAGATTTCAACTTCGGTGAACATGGTTAATCTTTCTCTAATTGTTTCGTATTGTGGAGGAGTGTCATAATCCCCTACTTCAACCAGTCTATCGCAAATAAACTTGTTGTATTCGCAAGTAATTACACATTTATTATCTCTTATGTAGCTATCCCATCTTAATTCTAAAAGAGGGTCTAAATAGCTGTTTTGTTTGTACATGGCTACTACGCCTTGTATGAAGCCTGAAAATACGTCTTTGTTCATTGTGTTTGTTTTTTAGTTGTTATTGATTAGTTTTATTTCTTCAGCAAATTCTTTTTCTAACCAAGCAATCACGCTTTCATCTTCAGGAATGTCAAATGCTTCACGTGTTCCATCCGTTGTTGCTGATAAATAATGTTTTGCGATTTCTTCACCATTGTAAGAAATTCTTGTGTAACCTGCTGATGCTTTTGTAATTGTTATCATTGTGTTTAGTTTTAAATTATATGCAAATATATATTTAATAACAATACAATAAACATGCAGTATAAATAAAATAATAAAATAATTTATAACTCATTGATTATCAAGCTAATTATTTTTATAATAATTTTAATTGATTAGGATTTATAAGCTCATAATTGTATTTTTTCAGCTTAATATTATACAGATCAATAAATACATTATCAGTACACCAATGCCCACATTCAAATCTATAAATGAATCCGTCTGTTTCTTTTAGAATAAATATTCTTTTGCTATTGTAATATCTATACATTTGGTTTTAAATCTTTATAGGTTTTACCTCTTTCTTTTAATCTTAATGTTAAAAATATAAGAGCTTCTAATTTCATATACCATTCAAGTGTTTTATTCTGACCATCAACAACTGATTGAACAATAGCATTAAATCCTTTTTCATCATATTTTTTTATCTGTGATTTTTCTACATACTTTTTATATTTTTCGTATGCCTTTTGTCTTATTATCTTTTTGCTTTCATCTGTAAATGTTATTTGATAATTATCGTATAAAAACATATAGATAGATGGTAGATGCATTACATTGTCTTCGTGGTTTACAATAGTATCAAAACGCTCAGATGTTTTTTCAGTACATATTTCAAAAAAGTAATTAGCGATTTCCATGTTTTTCTCAAAGAATTTATACACTGGCTTAGTTGTAGTTTGTGGCATATTTTGATAACGATACCACTCTTTAATTGCCTGTTCTCTTTTAGGTGAAGTAAAATAACCTTTAATGAATTTCCCAAAGGTTATAACTCCATAACCTACAAACTCCCCATATTCGCTATTTAAACCACGATTAAAGGCATTTTCTACTTCGCTTATAGTTGCACCCTTATATTGCTCAATAAGTGTGTCATAAACAAAACCAGCAACGTTTTTAGTTTGTTGGTTATCTAAGTTATATTTTTTATTCTCGCCTGACAAATCAATTGTTCTAATTATTAAGGCATATAGTTTAGTTAATACCTCTTGTTTGTCTTGGTGGATAATTTTCTTTTCGTTTTTAGCTTCAATATATGGTCTTAAATATTCGCTAACTTTCTGCATGGCTTCAACTTCTAAAGCTGAAAATCCATTAATTGTATTTAGTTGATTCATCTTTGTTTTGTATAATCGTCCCAGTTAATATTCTCTATTGCTTTCATTGCTGTTGCTATTCTTACTTCGCTTGTATTATTGTCTTTAATAAATTCAACCTTTGCTTTTCTAAAAGCATCTTTTACCCACATATTTATTGCTGCATAATCTGACTTGTATTTCTTTCCTGTACTTGCTTTATAGTCATTTAACTTATTTAGCATCCATTCTACTTCATGAGGTGCAAACTCTTCATTTAATTTATTAAGTTCAGATTCAGAAATAAAAACAAATTCTTTAATATTTACTTTATTTTCTTTTATTTTAATTTCCTTTGATTTAATTTCCTTTCCTTTTATTTCCTTTATAGCATTGCTATCGGATTGCGTTCGCAATGCGTTCGCATCATTATTGCTTTTTTCCCATCTTTTATTGGCTGAATTTCTTGCTTTATTGCTTTTTTCATTACGCTGATTTAATCTTTTTTCAACTGATAAACTTCCAAATGTATCTTCATTAAATACAAATAATTTAAAATCATTAATTATACTTTTAATTATTGATTCATCCACTCGTAATTCAAATGCAATACGTTCGTAATCCGTTTGCAATGCGTTCGCATTATTATAAAGGTCTTCAACTATTGCCCAGAATATTCCATAACCTAATAAGCCATGTTTCATGATTAGACGTTTTATTTTTTCGTCTTGTCTGGAATTATAATCATGAGAAAAATAATATGTATCTTTCATAAATAAGGAAACCCCCTAAACTGTAAGCTCAACGACCAAGTAAAAGCGTTACAGAATAGGGGGTAATAAATTAATTTCTTAATCATGGTCGTTGAAATATTTTACAAATATACTAAATTATTCCTTCATCTGCAAATGAATAATAAGAATCTTCTGTTAAAATAATGTGATCCATTAATTGAATATCAAATATATTTAAAGCCTGTTTAATTTTATTTGTTATTAATTTATCTTCATTACTTGGATTTGTGTTTCCACTTGGGTGATTATGAGCAACAATAACTCCTGAGCATAAAGATTCAATTGCATATTTACTTACTAATTTTATATCTACAATTGTTCCAGCAATTCCACCTTGACTTATTTTAGCATAACCAATAGTATAACTTGCTCTATTAACCAATAAAATAAAAAAGCTTTCATAAATTCCTAAATCATCTGAATAAAATTGCCTAATAAATTTATTACTATCTTCTGACTTTGTTATTTTTATTTTAGGAAAATCTGTTTGTATTTTTTTTAATTCAAATTGTTTTATTGTTTCCATATTCTTTGATTTTTGATTTGTAAATTTTAATTAGTTCCTGTATTTCATCTAAAGTTAGTTTTAAAGCATCTCCTCTTGCATTAAATAGTTTATTGTAGTTATATTCTCCTATCCTATCTTTTAGCCTTATTCCGTATTCAATATGATTACCATGTTTGTGTTGATTACAGAATACACATTGACCATGCACGTTTGATTCGCTGAATCTTAGATTAGGATAGCTACCAACTGAAAAGTAATGACCGGCATCAAACTTTGCAGTTAATGGTTTATCGCATGAAATACAAGGTTTATTCTTATCTCTTTCACGAATGTACTTATTAAATACAACTTGCAATATTCCGAGCCATTCAGTACGTGTACGAGTATTTTCAATCATTATCTTTTTTTTCTCTTTCCACATTTTCTTTTCAGCTAATACGGATGCGCATTTAAACGAACAAACTATTTGAGTTGTTTTAGAAGGAGTGAAGTCTAAACCACACTCCTTGCATTTTTTTAGCTTAACCTTTTTTTCCATTAAATGATTCAAAATATTGATTAAATAATTCCCTTGCTAACTTAACCTTTTCAGTCATTCTTTCAATTACCTCTTCATTGGCATTTACCCTGTAAATAAATAAACCTAAGTCCGAAATAATACGAGGATCGAAAGAAACGAAATCACACCACTTGCGACCGCTTAATAACATATAGCATTGCATTTGATAATAATATTCAGGCTGTTCACTTAAAAATGTTTCATCGTTTGTTATAAAGCAATGTTTTAAGTGATTAGCACCATTGTAAGGGCATTTTATTTCAATCAACCCATCTTCGCCTACTAAACCATCAGGACTACCTGTTAAACCATCTATTTCGTTTGAATAAAGCATTAAAGATTCCTTAACTTCATTGCCAGTTACGGATGTATAGAATTTCTTAGCAATAGGCTCATTTTCATTACCGAATTCAGTTGCCATGTTATTAACCCCTTGCTTTACTTCACCTGATAGCTTTTCCCAAACTTTCTCTAAGATATAAGTTTCTGCTGTTTTAGATAGCACGTCCTTTTTAGAACGTGCTTCAGTCATTAGCTTCCAGATTTCACTCCCGGTGAAATTACCTTGTCGGTTAATAAACCATTCAGGGCTGTATATTTCAATAGTTGATTCCATTAGATTGACTTTATTAGTTTTGTTTCTACTTCTTGACTAACCTCATATTTTTGCTTTATAGCATCTATTGAACCGCCTTTCATTAAGTACTCAACTGCTTTACCAAAATGTTCTGTATCGGCTTTTAAAATAGGTTTTTGAGTAGGTGTAGTTGCAATAGCTTTGTTAGTTGTGTTTGCATCGTCATCATCAATTTCTAAGGATAAAAGTGAGCAAATGGTATATCTACGAAAGTAAGAAATTGCACTACCTAATTGCTGAGGCTGTAATCCAACTGGCATAGGAATAAAAGATACTATTGAATCTTTGCCATCTGTTATTACAGTTCCTATTCCTCTTTCATCTATTGGCTGAGTAATTAATAAACCAACTTCGCTTAGTATTGGCTTAACTTCGCTTAATACTTGCTTTAATGTAGCGTAAGTATTTTTAAAGTGTGGATTTTTAGCATCCTTTTTAATTACATTGATTTGCTTTTGAAATTCAAGTAATCTTTGTGTTAGTGTTAATTGTTCTGTTGTTTTCATTTTTATTTTTTTTTAGATTTCTTCAAACGTTGTTGTTGGTTTTAATACTTTATATCCTAATAATTTTATATGGTTTATCATTTCATCAATGCTAAGGCTTTTTGTTTCAAATAAATTATTATTACTTGCTTTATTCGTAGCTCTTTTTTTTCTCATTAATTGTATTTTTTCCTGAGCTATTGCATAGATTTCTTCAACGCTCATAGTGTAAAATATATTGGTTTTAATATACTTACCATTTCCAATACGTTCTAAACAACCTGAATAAAATAGATAATAAAAATTCATTTCATGTATTTTTTCAGAATCTAATATTTTTTTCATATTTCTATATGAAATTTCATTTTTACAATTATTGCTTATTAGTATTCTTACTCTTTTTATTTTATCTAATGTTTTCATATAAATTGCTTTGCTTTGTTTCTTACTTCGTTAAATTGTTCCTCTGTGATTTGCTCATAAGCGCATGGATAACTCATTGCAAACTCTGTTATCTTAACGCTAACCTCATTTGACCATAAGCATATTATAGTTGTTTTGTTTTCCTCTATCTTATAATAACGCTCTTTGTCTTTTGTGAATAAAGGTAGTTGCACCTCTATTTCAACCTTTTCTGTTTTTTCTACTGTTACTTTCATTTTTCTTTGTGTTAATTATTAAAATAAATCATCGTGTGAATCAATCCTAAAATCATTTGGCATAAAGTTACCTGTATTAGTGTTTTGCTTAACGTAAGGCTCTTTAAAAGCTACGCTGAAATACTTAACTCCC